AGCCTCTTTGCTCTTTATTAGCTATAGCTAAAACTCTTAGATAAACTGTATTTATATTTACTGCCATAATTTCTTTTTATATAGTTTGTGGCCACCTATGCAGATGACCACATCCTATAAGTGACTAATTATTTTAATCTTTTTTCTAAATTTTTGAAAACTTCCATACCTTCATCGGTCTTAAACCAAGCTGCTAACGCAGAGTAAGGATGTTCGTCAAATGGTACTGACATAAGTTTTCTATCTGTTTCACCATAAGTGAAAGTTCTTTGATCGCTAGACAGTTTTATAATGCCTTGTTGAGTGGCTTTTACACCTATATTTCTAAGCTCGACATTTTCATCTTGTGCTAGATCGATAAATAGCATAGGGTTTCTTTTAGCAAACACTAAAATATCTCTTTTTAGCTCACTACTACTTAACCTATCTACTTCTTCGCCATACTCCACTCTCAATATTGCTTCAATATGCTCTATATCTAATTGTTTAGCTAGAATCAAAGCTTCTATTTCCATTTCTATATAATCTAACTCGTCTTCAGACTCTTGCACCGGATTGTATTCGTAGTACAGCTTGTCTTTAAGTGGATGGTATACAGATAGCAGTTTTTGTAATGCTACTTGTTCTTTTGATACAAATAGCTGACCATCTCTAAATATTATTCTACCTAAAGTAGCTTCGCCTTTCTGCTCGTCTACAAAAGGTGAATTCATATTAGTAGCATATCTTAGTTCTCTTTGTATACCTTCTTTCTCATCAAACCACAATAATGGTTTTCTAGCACTATGCCTAGTGGGTATTGTAAAAACTAAAGGCTGCTTATTGTCTTTTAAGAAATATGCTCTATCTCTAATTTCCCATTGAGGCTTTTTAGGCTCAGTTGGAATTTTTATTTTTACTGGTTGTGCTTCAACTTTAGCACTTGTTTTTTTAGTTGTCATGATATAATATAATTTAAAAGTTTTAAAAAGTAAATATTACCCTCGTTATTGATACGAGGGTAATTATTTACATTAGTTTTACTACTATGTAGTAGACTTCAATAATACGAAGTTGTTCGCTGCTTGTACACACAATGTTCTTTCAGATAAGAAATGAACATTCATTTCATCTGCAGCACTTGTGTAGTTTCCGCCAACTGAACCAGTGATCCAAGACTTCATCTTACGATCATCAGCTTCAGAAGCTCGGTAACGAATATGCAAGAATGGTCTAGCAATGTTTTTACCTAGGTTTTGATCGTAAACAGTTGAAGTTCCAGCGGGAACAATAACACCCTCTACGTCACCAAGTAAACCTCTAGTAGTGGAATCGTTTAAGTATTTCCAATCAGTCTTATAGAAGTCGTAAGAGCCTCTTCTAAAACCAGAGAAACCTAGATTTAAAGCCATATCTTCAGAGTTGTTAAATACTCCATAAGAAGTACCACCAGCTCCGTAAGAGTTTTGAGCAGCTAGCATGTTGTCTATAGATAATGCAGTAGCTCTATCTAAAAACATCATGTTCTCTTCGATAGCACCTTGCTTATCTAGTTCAGCTAAGATATTGTCAAATTCAACAAGACCTTGTCCAGTTGAAGTACCGTCGAAATTAGCGTCGTTATAAATCATACCTCTGTCTTCTATAGCAGCAAATAAACCTTCGCTACCTTTAAATCCAGCACCTCCAGCAGAACCAGAAGCGGTCTGTGTGTCTTTAACTGACTCTATCATCGCCATTTCTAATTGATCTTCAAAACGTAGACGAGCTTCGTGCTCAGACTTTAAGTACCATAGGTATCCAGAAGCACCATTTTCACTAGTCACTTCAACCCAACCAATTTGAGCAGTGTCAGAGCCATTAACCGTGTACTTATCTCTAAGTATAATTGGCTTGTTGCTGAACTGAGTAAATTTAGCATCGATAGATTTTCCTCCGTCTAGGCTACCTTTTTCAAATTCAGAACCATACACAAACAGCTTAACAGCTGTAAGTGATCCACTTCCAAGTGCGTTTAGATTAGCAGCTCCGTAAGGTGCAACCGTGATTGTTCCGTTTCCTGGCGCAGTAGCTACTCTTGCTTTAACTACTTTAACGCCTTTAGCGATAATAACAGTCATGCCTACTCCTAGTAGTTTAGATTTCTCAACACCAGTGTCTCCGTTTGCTGTGTTAGTAAACGTTACAGTTGTCGTTGCAGAACCGTTAGCCACAGTACAATCGTCAAATGCTACGTGTAATCTTCCCTGCTCGCTCCAAACAACTTGGTCAGATGACATAGGCATTTCAGCGCCTACCATACGTAAAAATCCGCTAATTGTTCTGTTTCCAAAACGCTCAACTTCTTTTTCGTATACATCTGGTAAAAATTGTTTTGTGAAATCCATATCCGTTAAGGATAGGTAGTTGTCTCCAAATAGTCCTTGAGTTGGACGTGGAGTTAGGGTGTTTAATACAGCACCCGTTTGTGAAATTGCCATAATTTTGTTTTTTTATTTTTTTAATGTTTAAGTAATTTTGTTTGATCTGTTTTGACCAATTTTAATTTTAAAATCAGAAGATGATTCGCCTGATATAGACTTAAACTTAGTACCGCTTGGTGTGCTTTCGCTCGACAAAGCGCCTCTAGGCGACATGTCAACGTTTTTAGCTTTTGACATACTTTCTTTTAAAGCGTCAGCCTTACCTTGTTGGTAAAAGTGGTTAGCTACTACATCTGGATTCATTGCAGTAAATAAAGACTTGTGGTAACCTTTAGCATCTTCCATTTTGTTAGTTTCTTTATTAATAAACTTATTTACAAAATTTCCAATGTCCATTTGGTTTTCTTTAACACTGTCTGTGTCTTTAACATTAAGTCTAAATCTCTTATCTCCTACATTGTATTCAAAACCTTTGAATCCATCGGAGAAAACTTCATTAGTCTTTCTTTTAAAGAACTTGGTGTTGTCTTCAGCTACTGTCTGATTTTCGTTGTATCGGTTGAAAAAATCAATTGCTTTCTTTTGCTCAGGATTCAACTTTGAACCCGCTTTGATTTCATCATAGTATTTAGACTTTAACCCGTCTAGGTGGTTTTTAGCATCGGCAACTTGCTCTTTTAACGCTAATTTTTTTCTTCTTATATCTCGATCTTCATCGATGTCCTCGTCCCAAGAATACAAATCCTCCATTAAGAAAGATCTTTCTTCGTCGTTTAAGTGAGGTTTAGTTTGCTTAAGGTATTCGCTCAATAAATCATTATCACTCATTTTTGAGTAATCTTTATTTAATTGAACATAATCTTCTAAACTTCCTCCAGTTTCGTCCATAAAGTCAATTACTTTTTGAATGTTTTCTGGAAGCTGAGTACCTTCTTCTTCTGCTTTTTCAACTGCTTCTTCAATGTTTTCTTCTAGCTTATCAGCTATCTCTGTAACTTCTTCTAAAGCAATTTCCTCTATAGGACTTTCTTCTGTTGGTTGTTCTTCTACTATCTCTTCAACAGCTTGTTCTTCTGCTTTCTCTTCAACTTCAGCAACTGGCTCTTCAATAGTTTTTTCTTGGAAATCTCTTAAATCTAACTTAGCTATCCCGTCATCAACTTTTTCTTCTTGCTCAGGTTTAGTTTGTTCTTCTATAGCAGCGACTTCAACTGCTTGTTCTTGTTTTACGTCAACGACCTCTTCGACCGCTTCGACTTTCTTTTTTTTAGCCATAATAAAATATTATAAAATTGTAAAATTGTTTTGTTTATCTTGGATCAAATGCGTTGAATCCAAATCCACCACCCATTATATCATTACCTGATGATTCAAAGTTTTTAGGTGGTGTTTCTTTTTTTCTTTGATCTATTAATTCAGACTGTTGTGTAGCTTGAATTTTAGTTCTTTCATCTTTACGATCTTCTTTTTGTGATTCACGTTCTTTTAGTATTTGAGTTTCCATTTGCTTTAGCTGCATGTTTATTTGAAACTCGTGGTTCATTAAATCTTTCTTAAGCATAGCCTCTTGCTGCATTTTTTGCATTTCCATTTGCATCTTGCCTTGCTCTACTTGCATGTTAGTTTGAGCCATTGCCTGATTTTTCTGCATTTCAGCTTGAGCAGCCACTTGCTGTGCTTGCGCGTTTGCTTGAGCTTGTGCTTGAATATTTTGCTGTTGCATCTGCTGATCTTGCTGTTGCTTCTTTTTTCTTCTTATCTTTAGTACTTGATTAGCTAGCTTTATATTTTTAATCTCCCTAACATCTATAGCATCTTCTAGCTCTATACCATTTTTAGATAATGCCACTTGGATATTATTTTCAAGCATTTGTTTTTGCTCATCATCAGGAGCTAATTCTAGAAATATACCAAAATCATATAAATGTAAATCAGCCATCTCAGATAGAGTAGCAACGTTGTGACCACCTATCTTTTGTATGAAAGCATCTCTTGTCGGAGAGTATTCTATTATATCAGATATTCTTAAAGATATTGCTTCAGCTAACTCAGCTGTTAAATATAGACCACTTTGTAATATGTGTCTTGTAGCGGTGTTTGAGTTTGCTGCTGCCATTTTTTGAATTCCTACTAGAGCATTCTTATCTGGAGTACTACCGTCACGCGCCTCGTTCAATCCGGTAACATCTCTGATCATTTGAAGGTAGTAGTTATATGTTTGTATCAGTGAAGCTAATTTAGCTCCTCCTGAGCCGCTCTGTATCTCCTGGATAGGTATTTTACCTGGATTCATGTCTCCATCAGCAGTCATTGATCTACCAATTATACTACCAGTTTGGAAGAACATGTTTAAAGCTTCCTGTGGATTATAGTTTGTTCCGTTACCTAAATCTATTTCAGCCAAGCCATCAGCATCTAAATATATACCATCAGGTATCATGCGCGACATTACTTGTTGTAGCTTCAAGTGCGTAAGCTGTATCATGTCAGCGAAAGTAGTTATTCTACTAACTAAAGATTCGATACGACCCTTATACATTCTAGGTGCAACAACTGAATAATTCATTTTAACCTTAGTGTAATCACTTTTAGGTCTCATCATGTTCTTAGCTAGCTCCCATTTTAAAAGCTGATTAGTGCCAAGTATTAAAGCGCCTTCGTAAAGTACTTCGATTTGCCTAGACATTTTACCAAATCTTTCTTCTAGTAATTCGTTAGGTGGGTTAAACTGATCGTCTTTTATTATTACTTTACTGGCACCAGTAGATGTTTCTTTTACTTTATATACCTCGTTAGCGTAGGTTTTAAAATTAAAATACAATACTTGAATTTGATTCCTATCTATATTCGTAGATTCAACTATACTTCTATTGTAGAAGCCTGTATTTTGATAACCCTGCTTAGTCATTTTTTCTAAATCTTCACTATTGAGATCTGGAAATTGTTTCTTAAGTTCGTTAATAGGTATTGTTTTAATTTCACCTACGTAGTACAAATCGTCAAAGTATGGTGATTCAGTGTATGAGTAAACTATATTAGCTGGGTCTACGTATTCAACTTTAATTCCTTCAGATTTTGTAAACGTATTTTTTACGGCACCTATACCTAAGACGGTTAAATCGTAGTTAACTCTTTTCTTTATAAGCTCATATCTATTACCTTCCAATATAGTGTTAATAGCTTGCTCTTCCGCTAATTCAACCGCTTGCTTATAATTAAGCTGCATATGCAACTGTAATTCTTCTTCGCTATCAGGAAGCTGCTCTGGAGGTGTCGTAGATATTGACATACCAAAAGCTTCTTCTGTGAAAGCGTTCAGCTCTTTAGTTTTCATATCTGCAAGTATGCTCTCCATATATTGAGTTCTCTTTGAAACTCCGTATGGATCTTGAGAGTATGCTTTTATATCAAATGTTCTTTCTGATATACCGTTAACAACTATGTCAACAAATTTAGGTATAATAGGAATAGGTTTCCAGTCTAAGTTTAAATAACTTAAGTCACCATTGATTGATAACTCATCTTTATATTTTTGTATTGATTGCTCTCCTCTAGCGTATAATCTTAACTTATGAAAAGTATTTTGATTACTAGCGAATCTATTAGTTCCAGAATCTCTATTGAACCATTCGTATTCAATAGCTTTACCGATCTTAAGACCGTATTCCTCTGAAGCTTTCTCTATGTCGCTAACGACTTGACTAGGAAAATAATGTGATGTAACTGACTCAGCCATACTAATTTTCTATTATTTTTGAATTGTAGCCTGCATTCGCATATTTGGCTATACTTAAATTTACTTTCTTTCTCTCCATATTTTGTTTCGGCGAATACAAATGCCTATTGCAAGCCATTATAGCTAGCCCAGAGCTTATTGTAGCGTCAAATTTTGTTCTTCTGTTTATATCAAACTTTGCCCAATCGTTTAATGTATCGTTAAAAGGCATAGAACCAAAGCCTTCATTATTTTCGCCTACATGATCATTTATATACATTTCTATAGCAGCTGCGTGAGCTTGCTTTATATCTTCACTTGAGTTTGGCATACCACCAATTTCTCTTTCTGTTACAGATAATTTATTCCATACTTTATCTGGCCTATTCATAGAGAAGCCTCTGTAGCCTCTTCTTTTAAAGTAATATAACAATCTAGGTTTGTTGTTCTCCGCTAGTATTGGCATACCATAAAATATACAAGCCATAAGTACATCTTCAAAAAACATTTCAGCAGTTTGAGGTCTTGCTATGTATTCTAAAAAGAATTCATTAGCTGGTGCGTCTTCCATACTGAACTTTGTAAGGCCATGTAGTGATCCTTTCGAACCTTTACCATCAACTGTACCCGATATATCATATGAGTCACAGCCAAAAGCTCCCATATGCTCGTTACCAGGATGCTTTACGTTGTTCTTTATTATTATTTTGTTTTGTAAGTTATTGGGCGGTATCCAACTTATTTTAAACCTGCCTTTTTGGTTAGGTATGAATACTACGCTAGTGTCTTTTATTCCACTTCGCCATTGGAAGTTGCCAACTGTTAGGTCAGCAGTTTCTTCATTGTAATCTATTTGCTCGTATATCTTAGTTAAATTAAATATACTATTTTTAGTTTCGTCTCTGAAAGCATGTTCTTCAGTTCTAGGAAACTGTCTATAAAATTCATTTAAAGCATCTTGATCTGATTTTAATCCTTCTGCTTCATTCTGCCAATGACTAAGTACACCTACATCTATTATGTCTCCATGTGGATCAACAACTTCTTGTTCAGGTGTTTCGAACACAGGTAGTCCATAAGAATCAATGAATCCCTCGTAGTTCCATTCCATAGGTATGAACAAAGAATAGAGGCCCGAATTTGTCTGTCCGTTTCTGTTTCGTTTTGTAACATCTGAACTATTATAAAGTTTTTTAAATTCGTTACCACCTTTATCTAATGCGTTACTAGTAGAACCCATCATACATTTACCGATGATCCTACTACCAAGCCTTAATGTAGTTTTAGTAACTCGCCAATTGTTTAAAATATTGTTAGGTCTTTCCCACTTACCACTCTCGTCGTGTACTAGTAATCTTAATTTTTCACCATCATAACTGTTATCGCCAGTGTTCTTCCAATCTATGGTTGTATCCAGTCCATCGAGTTCCTCAGGTTTGTCGGTGCTAGTAATGTTCCGTCTTGTAAGTTTAGAAGCGGGGACTCTGTATGCAAGCTCGGTCTTTGGTCTGTCCATTCCGTCCTGTATTGGTTTAAAAAAGAATGGATAATTGACTGATATTGGTACAACTTTATCTGTGAACATTTTCTTGGCGTCTGGTCCAGATTTGGACAATATTCCGAATCGTGCATCTGAACTAATAGTTGCTTGATTAACAGTTTCTCCTGACGCCATAAATGAGAATCCTGATCTACGATTTTTAAGA